GTTGCTTTAAGGGCCTTCTCGATTTTCAACCATGAAACAATTTCAAGGTTCTGTATATCTTTGAGGGCTATATTTGTGTCTTCTGGGGTTGGCGTAAGCAATGCTCCAAGTCCTACAGACCAGATGCTTGGTCTTTTGCCTTCGAAGATTAGTCGCTTGTTTGTGAGAATCCAGATGCCTTCTACTAGGGCGGGTGTTGTTAGCCATTGGCCTGCGGATTTTGCTTCTGGACGTGAGCCGGCAAACTCGCGTATGATCTTTTCATCGTCTAAAAATTGCGTGTGCACGTTCTTTCCTCTTATTTACTGTGGAATCACTTGGTTTTCTTTTCTAGTTCGCTTATTCGGTTTTGGTTGGCGAGCAATTGCTTTTCGAGGATATCGAGCCTCGCATCGTCTCTATCAACCCAACAGGCGAGCAGAAATGCACAGAAGTTTAATAGCATGCAGAATACGATTAATGCTTTCTCAGAGAGTCCCAGGTATTGCCAGACGCTACTCTGTGGCAGTGCGACGCCTATCAAAAATGTTACGACCACAAATACTGCAATATAGATATAGGGTAAAACCCATCTTGCTTTCACTTTCAAGAATATCCCTGCCTTCACTATCTTTTTCGATGTTTAAATCTTTACATGGAGGACTGTTCTAGTTGAGTAAAAATGGACATATTAGGACGAAGCGGCGTAGTGCCATTATGCAAGATGGAGTTTATCAGGACGTACTGATTGCCAATCCGCATGATCCGGCAAGGCATATGAAAGTTCGGTTTCTCGTTGATACGGGTAGTAGTGGGACGGTGATTCCGCGGAAAGTCGCTGAATTTCTAAAGCTTGATTGTGTTGGCGAGGGCCTTGCGGAGTTAGCTGATGGTCGTCAGATCAAGACGAACCTTGCGTACTTGTACTTAAATATTAGCGGTGAGCATGTATTTACCCTTGTAAGTTATAACGGTTGCAAGACGCCATTGCTTGGTTTTGATGTTATATCCGTCTTGGGTTTGCAATTGGATATGGGGCGTAAACGGTTTTTGAAGCCAGTCCGGCGCTTTAATCTTATCAGCTTCATTTTGAATAAGGGTTGGATGGGCGGGTCAAAGAAGAGGAGGCGCAAACGTGCCTGATTGGGTCAGGCGTGCGTTGATGCGGAAGGTGGTCCGCGGCCGTGTTCGTAGTAAGCAGCATGTTGAGATGGTTGAGGCTGATGAGCGGATCGTTTTTGCTGTGAAATTCGCGATCGGCATGACTATATGCTTATCTGGCCTTGAGGTGGCGCATATGGTCGTTTTGCATGCTTGGAATAGCGAGATCTTTGTAGGCATTTCAAGCCTTATCACGTTTGTTTCAGGGATAATAATTGGACACAAGGTGGCTTAGTTGCCGAAGGGCAAGCCTTGGACGCGTGCGCAGGAGAAGAAGCTTCAGGACCTTGTGAAAGCGAAGGTTTCTTCAGAGGCTATTGCTAGAGAACTCGGGATGACCGTTGACGCAGTGAGTCACAAGATGAGGAGGCTTGGCTTAGAAGAAGTAGGCAAAGACGATTTGCACTTGCCTTCTTCTTCTGACTTGCCGAAAGACCTGTTTACGGTGGAGCAAGTCCTGCTGTTTTTAGCGCGCGCTGTCAAGTCGCTTGAGCAGCCAGGTTTAGAAAAAGGTGAGGTTCTGCGGCTGCGTAGCCTTGTTCAAGCTTGCAGGGTTTACCAGGACAAATTCGCTGAGTACGTTAATTATCGGCGAATTGAAGATGACCTTATGGAGTTGAGGAAAGAAGTTGCGGCGTTACGTGCACGCGAGGAGCATGCAGCGGGATAAACTTGGCCGATTTCTTGAAGCCGCAAAGGTCGACGTAGTCGCTACGAGGGCTCTTGCGACGAAAAAGGCGAAGAAGGCAGCTAAGAATCAGCCCAGCTGGTTTAGAAAGACGCTTGGTTTTGTGCCTTTTAGTTATCAGCAGGAGCTCATCGACGCTTTCAATAGGTTTCAGTTTTTGGCTGCGCGTTGGTGTAGGCAGAGCGGGAAAAGCTGGATTATTTCGGCTTTGCTGTTAAACTACGCGGCTACGCATGATGATAGTTACATTGCTGTCGTCGGGCCTAGCTGGCGTCAGACGAAGCTTAACATTCGTCGCATGGGCTATTTTCTGCGTAAGCTTTCGCCAAGTCAATATCTTAAGCCTGGACGAACTATTCTGCGGTTCACGAATGGCAGTGTGATTGAGGCTTTTCCGAATAATCCTGACACCATCAGGGGCCCGACATTGCAAGTGGTTTGGTGGGACGAAGTAAACTTTACGCCTAATGATGCGGACTTGTATGATGCTATTCTGTTTACGCTTGGCACTACGGACGGCAAGTTGATAGCGACAAGCACGCCTTGGAACGCGGACAGCATTTTCTGGAAGATGTGTTTTCATAAGGATTGGGCCGATTTTCACCGTAGCCACGTGGGCGTCGATAGAGCCACGGCTCCAACCGGGCCCTTAAGGCCTAACATGATCGAGAAAATCAAGAAGCAGTTCGGCGAGGATCCGTCTCGCTGGCGCCGTGAGATGGAGGCTGAGTATGCTGAGGACGAGGATGTTTGGCTGTCGCAGAGCCTCATAGTCTCTTGCATAGGCACGGAAAAGACGTGTGGTGAGGATCTGCAGCTTTGGAATCCTGAACGCAGTTACCAGGGAGATCTCTTCGCCGGCTTGGACATGGCTCAAGTGAAAGATTTCTGTGTTCTCAGCATATTCGAAAGGCTCAACGATAAGCTTCTGCTGAGGCACTTGAAGATTTTTAGTCAACCCACGAAGTACGCGCATGTGCTGGGTTATTTGAAGATGCTGCAGGACCGGTGGGGTGGCTTTTCAAAGATTCGCGTGGACATAACGAAGGATGGGCCGAGCCTCATCGCGGATATGGAGGATGCAGGTATCACGAACGCTGAGGGCGTAAACTTTAGCGTGCCAAGAAAGAGCGAGATGGCTAATCTTTTCAAACAGAGAATGAATAATGAGAAACTGTTTTATCCTCTTGCGACGTGGGAGAAGCCTTATCGTGGTGACATCTGCAGCGAGTTGAACGTGGAGAAGTTCGAGCTGCGCAAGGACGGCTCTATATCGTTTAGTCATCCGAATGGGACGCATGATGACGTGTTCTGGAGTATGGCCCTGAGCGTTTTTGCTACGGTGCAGATGAAGGCGTTTGACTTGGAGGCCATGAAGTTTGGTTAGATGTGCACTTTTACTTATCTCTCTCACTGGGAGGTTGAGCGAACTAATGATAGAAAGGGGGGTGAAATAATGGGCGGAAAACCTCATAGTTGGCGTGCTTATGTCGAGAGTATGGGTAGATGTCCAACTTGCGGCAAGTATAATCTTGACCATAACGGACTGCCAGGTTTGATCTGTTGGCTCAAAAGGCGCAGACAACGAAAATGTGCACTTTAACTCGTCTCTCTCTGTCTCCATCTCTCTCGAACATGTTGTTTCTTGGTTTGTCTTAAGTAGTGGGTTGCTGCGAGGTTGAAGAGTGTGAGGCGTAGACGCGAGTTTTTCCGGATCAAGCAGTTTTGCAAGATCTACGATAGGACTCTTAACCGTTTTACTTTCAACATCGCCTACGAGACAGCTGTTAAACTGACGCCGAGGAGCGTGGCCGTGTCTGAGGCCTTTGGGCTCGGTTTGGACGAGCAGCGCAGCTTCGTACTATATGATAATGTTGAGCTCAAGATAGGCCCGGGCGACGTCGTGTTAATCACCGGAGACAGCGGATCTGGCAAGAGCGTTCTCTTGAAGGCCATGCTGAAAGATCTTGGCTCTGAGGCCGTAGACATGGGCTCTGTGCGCGTCGATGAGGGTAAGCCGCTGATCGAGACAGTAGGCAAAACCGTTGATGAAGGCCTGAATCTCTTGTCCCGGGTGGGCCTTGGTGACGCTTTTCTTTTTGTGCGTACGTACGAGCAGCTGAGCGACGGCCAAAAGTATCGTTACCGCATAGCCCGAATGATCGAGAGCAAGGCTAAATGGTGGTTTATGGACGAGTTCTGCGCGACCCTGGACCGTGACACGGCGAAGATTGTGGCCTTTAACCTTCAAAAGCTTGCTCGGCAGCTACATTGCAGCTGTGTTGTAGCTACTAGTCACACGGACCTGTTCGCGGATCTTGGGCCTAGCGTGCACGTGCATAAGCGCTACGGAAAGGAGATTTATATAGTGTACTATCCAAACGAGAGTCCTGCTGAGTGTAGTCTGGTTCGCGAGATGCAGGTGAGGCCTGGTACCACAAAAGACTGGCATGCTCTTGAGATGTTTCATTATCGGAGCAGTCATCCCGGAGCGGTCCGCAAGATCTTCGCTCTCTCTCGCGCGCGCGGAGAAGAGTTGTGCGGTGTCATCATTTACAATTATCCGCCTATGACTTGTCTCGGACGTCGCCTAGTTCTTCCTGGCTTGAAGCCTAAGCAGTTGAACAGTCAGCTGAGCATGATTGGCCGCGTCGTGGTTCACCCGAAATATAGGAGCGTAGGCCTTGGCGCGAAGCTGATCCGAGAGACATTGGCGTTGGCTGGCACGTCTTGCGTGGAGCTCGTTGCTGTTATGGCCAAGTATAACCAGTTTGCTGAGAAAGCAGGTATGCGGCTGGTGCTTTTCCAAGTTCCTGGAAAGCATGCGTTGAAGATCTCCAGGATCCTGGAGGAGCTCGGCTTCAACGTGAAGCTTCTTGGCAGCGAATCATACATTCTCAAAAGGCTTGAGAAACTGAGCCCTGGAGAGCTGCAGCAGATACGCAATATCTTCGCAGAGAACCCTCATCCGCGGCTGATGAAGGAGATCTCGGTTAACCGGCATAAGGCCTTCGGGACAAAAGCAGACTACATAGCCGGCCTAGAGGCCGCAGATCTCGCTAAACTCGCGTCTCTGATTCGTGTTGTGGGCCTGTTGTTGCAGGTGAAGGCCTATCTTTTCTGGCAGAAGTGAGTAGGCGGAACTCGTAGGCCGTAACGATTTGGTCCGGGTTCCAGCTGCCATATATTTCTATCCAGGCCTGCCTAAACTCTGTAAAACTTGTGAAGCCTTCCTTTCTGACGTCCTCGGGTGTGAGGTCGCGGAGTTGTTGTCTCCAGGCGCGGATTATGATTATTCTAGCTTGGGCGGGTTCAAGCATTCCGCTGTTGATCGCGTAGGCTTCGCCGATTTTGAGTCTGTATCTGCTGATTCGGCGGGTCTGCGTTTTGGAGCCGTCCAGCACCTTGAGCATGAATAATCTTTTAAAAAGTAGCATGTGTGGCGGTCTCCTCTTCGACTGTGGGCGTTCCCTTGTTCTGGAGCCAAAGGTTTCTGAGGACGATGAGCTTAGCCGTGTAGAAGTAGCCTGCTTCGTGGAGCTCTTTCTTTGTCGCCGTTATGCCCTTGAAATCTTGGCTCATAGTGCGTGCTTCTTCTTCCTGGAAGAGTTGCTGTGCTTTCTCGTAAATCTGCGTTCTCACCTGTGGCCAGAACTTGCCCTTTTGCTTCTGCATGTTGACCCTCAGTAGTCTTCGGCGAGCATGAAGGTTATCAGGAATCTTCCGCGTATTCCCTTCTTGAGGCCGTCCGCGATCTCCTTATCATATAGCTCGTCCCATTTTTCGGGTGGCCCATAATCGTCCAGTTTCGCGTAAACTTTCTTTGTGGTGCCCGGTATGAAGGTGGATAGGCTTCTGCCTTCGTCTTCAAAATGTTCTGGACCTGCTTCCGTCTCGTAGATTATGAAGTCGGTTGGCGCCTTGAAGTGTTTAAGCGCGTGAGCCATGATTTTCGCTTGGACGTCCTCTGGAATATCGCTTCTGAAGCCGACGGTTTGGCAGATCGTGAATGCGTGTGTAAGGCTCATCCTGGTTCACCATCCTTCAGTGAAGCCTTTAAGGTCTTTTCGCAATTGAGCCGTATCTTTGTCAAAGTTTACCTGTTGTTCCTGGAGAGTAGGCTGCTCCTTCATTTTCACTTTTCCAACAAATTTTCCCCGTGTATATAGCTGACAGTATGAATAACTAGTCTCATACCATTTGCATTGCAGGCACACCCCGGAATGAGTGTTTATATTTTCACATTCTTTCGACCGTTTGTACAAATCTTTTCTGTCTTCATTTGAAGGCGTTCTCGGTGTAGGCGATCTCTCGTCGCCGCGCATAGCCAACCTGTCACGGGTTGGCGCGTATTCTCGGTTTAAAGCTTGCATTTCGTTTAGTCTCCTAAAAGTAGCGTGGCTTCTGTCAGATTTAAAGTTTTGTCACGGGACAGAAAACGTCGAAATGGAGCCTTTGGCCGCCGGTTTTAAAGGAGACCAAACCTTAGAACGAGTCCGGCAGCCAGAAGCCCTGTCTCTATTATTTTTTTCGCTTGTTAAGTGTTTCGCCGTTTTTTCCTCGTTGTTTTCCATGCCGCACAAGGCTTATAAATGCTGCATGTGCATAGTGTCTTTAGGTTTTCGTGGTCGGTTTGAGTCTGAAACGCTTCGTGGATTCTGAATCAGAATCTGAATTAGTGAAAAACGACGGGTTAGTACGTTGGCGTATGCGTGTCGTTCTCGGCCGTTGGCGCCATAGGGCCTTCACTTTCACCTTTCTCTCTCTCCAGGGCTCTGTTGGTGCGGACGGCGCGAGCCTTCAAATGTCTATGGCGTCGCATGTTATCACCCTTTGTGATGGCGCCGGTGCTGGATCTATGCAGTATCTGCCTAATCCTGAGTCTATCGTCCTGCGTAGGAGCGACTTTCTTAGGCTGCACGATTACGCTATGGAGCATGCGCCTCTCCGCGACTTCTGCCTTATTCGCGTGCCTATGAAGTCTGGCCTCCGCCCGGGCGAGATCCGGCGCCTGCGGTGGGACGACGTGGACTTTGACAAGCTAACGCTGAATACTATGGATAGCAAGAAGCATGTGGTTTGCCCGATTCCGATGGACGCGGTGACCGCAGATTTCTTGAAGCGGCTCTATGATGTTTCGCCCAAACTATACGGCTGGGTGATCGAGCGTGACCCTATGGGCAAGGCCTGGGCAGACCGAGCGGGCCCGCTGGGCTACGATGCGCTGGATAAGGTGATTCGAAAGTGGGCTAAGGCTGCCGGCGTCGACGGCTGGAAGCACATGAACCTTTACGATCTACGGCACTTTTTTGCTGCAAGCTGGGCCTATCCCTCTGATGGGAAGAGGCCTGGGAATCTTCACGCTTTGAGTAAGATTATGCGGCATAAGAGTATGCTTTACACGCAGATCTACCTGAGCCGCCTCGTGTTCTACGAGGATCTTCAAGCCGAGTTCAGCCGACTCCAATCATGGCCATTCGCCGCTGAGAAGCCTACTGGTGAATGCCCGGAGTGTGGAAACGAGTTTTTTGATAAGCACTGTCGTTTCTGCGGTCACCGGAGCACTTGCCGGTTCATGGATCAGGCCATGGCCTCTAGCTGGGCGAGTGGCTGCAAGTTTTTTGAACGTGAAAAACTGGTTAAGGAGGAAATGAAAAATAATGGAATCTAAACTCGTGAATTTTAATTGCCCCTTGAAACTATTGGCAGAGTTCGATGAGGCCATCAAGAGCAGGTATAGCGGCCGGACGGACGCTTTGCTTGACGCTATGCGTGACCTTATCGAAAAGTTGGGAGGCGCTTAAGGTTGCCGACTATGGCTAGAAACGATTCTGCCGGCGTTCGCAAGTGGAGAAGGCGAAGCAGAAAGGCGAAGGAGGAGGCCTAGTTTTGGGGAAAGCAATAGTTGAGTTAGCTAAGGCTTTCAAGGATATCCTGCAGAAGCTCGGCGTAGCCGTCGATCAGCTCTGCGATATCGTTCTTCAACAGGAGCGGCGTTTGCAGCGTCTTGAGGAACCTGATTTTCGCGGAGAGATGTTACGGTTGCGACGGCGTATTGAGGATATTCCTGATAAGGCGAAGCTTGTGGCTGCTTTACCCTTGTTTGTTGAGCTCTGTCACATTTTTGGCTTTGAGGATCTGCTGGAGGAGTAGGCATGGCTGAGGTTGTGTTTGAGGTTGTTGGCCGCAGCAAGAGCGAGAAAATGACGAAGGAAGGCCAGCTTGAAATAGCTTTCAAAGTCACGTTGAAGAGCACGAATGCTAAGCATAAGCTCACGATCACGGATGCTAGCCCGAGCCTGTTGTCGATGTATCCTTTGGGCGGCGAGGTTCTCGTCAAACTCGGCGTCTGCAACCAGACCACGTTGGAGAAGAATTTGAAGCAGGCCGTGAAGGATGCGTCTCAGGCCAGCGCCGACGATGCTGTAAGAGAGGCTAGAAAAGCGGAGGCGAAGTAGTTTGGCAGCCGAAGATCGTGCTTTCCCGAAAGATCTTGTTATGCTGCCTTACCGCGAGGTCCTCTGTGACGATACGCTCCGCGAGTTTGCTCAGGTTCTGCGCTTCGACCTTGTTGACGTGGACGGGCATCCGCTGCGGTGTCAGCTGCTCTTGGATCGCAGGCATAAGATGAATAAAGCCCTTAGCAAGCCTGTGGCCTATTTTCGCATGTCGAGTCCTGAGCAGCTGATCAAACTCGCGAACACGGCGCTTGCGTGTGCTGTGGCCATGGCGTGTGCTGAGTTTGACCAGTTGGAACCTACGTCTGAACGTGTAAAGGCTGTTGTTGATACTCATTGGAGCATGGCCCGCGTCGACGTCGTGAACGCTGTTGAGACGGTTATGCGTGATCTGCGTTTGCATCGGTTGGCCGGTTTGAGGATGGAGGCGCCTACGGCATGACTCAGAAAAGGGCTGCTATAGTCTATTTGGAAGGCGTTAGCTTTGAAGACTTGGAAAAGATTGTGGATGTAACTGGCAAAGTTTTGCGTGAAAGGCTGCCTGACCTGGTTTTCTTATTCACAAATAAAAAGTTGGAAACCATTTCGCTGCAAGAGTTGAAGCGTCTGGTTAAGGAGGCTGAGGCCTAGTGTGCAAGTGCAAAGTTTGTGGTCCGGTTTCGCATAATGAGGCTGAGTATAGCGTGAGTGTTGGCAGTCAGGATCTTGTGCTTGAGGTTTGCAGGTGCTGCGCTGAGGATCTCAAGGCTTTCGGCGTCCGCATTAATCAGGTTGTCCTGTTGCGGAGGCCTGCGTTTCGGGATGCTGCTTTCTGGTTTCTCGGTCCAGTCCGCAGCCTATTCGAGGAGGTGAAAGCTTGAAGGATGTTACTGTTGAAGATTTGAAGACAAAGTTCGTGGTGGCCAAAGTTGCACCGTATGGTGAGGTGATTATGGTTCCCGGCGGAGATTTTGATCCGGATTGGGAGGCCATGCTTGAAGAGGAAGGTTTTGGCTGCGTTTTCACCGAGATTAACGGTGAAAAGTTTACGCTTGTGAAGCTTGAAAAGGAAGAGGAGGGCGGAGAGGAGGCAGCGGCTGAGCCTAGGCCTGAGGTTAGGCGACGTCGTGGGATTCTGCCTGGAAAAAAGAGAAACCTTTGGAGTGATGCTGACGAAGAGCGGTTGCTGAAACGGATTGAAGAGTTGCCCGGCACGATCGAGGAGAACGGCGCTCAGCTTTTGCCGGAGTTTCCAGGCCGGACCGCTACGGGCTTGTTGAAGAAGTATGAGAAGCTGCATAGGCTCGAAAAGCATAGGGCAAAATCTGGCAAGACTCTTACTAAGAAGTTGCTGGATGAACAAGTGCAGCGGGTTCGAGATGCAAAAAAACAAGTGCTTGCTGATGCTTCAATTCCTGCGGAGTATGTTTCCGCCGAGTCTGCTGGGGCTCAGTTGGACGTCGTGAAAACGCTGGCCCATCTTGGGGATCTCGTACAGGCTCTGATTAATACGGTGAATAGAGTAGATATTGAACAGGATTTCACCAACTCTAAGCTTCATTGTGCTGTTGTGATGCAGGCTCTGGAGGCTCAAGAGCGGCGGGGCCTGTTAACGATTTCGCCGAGGTTGCGAGAGCGTTATCTTGATGCGTTGACATCGTTTAACAAAGCGTTCGTGGATGTTTTTCTCGAGAAGGCTAGCTCTCTTGTGGAGGCGTCTAAGTGACTTTGCGGCGTCTTCTCACTATTCTCAATTTTCCTTTTTTGTTGATCTCTGGGCTTTTGGGAGTTTTCCTTATGATCGTTGGTGACCGGGGAGATGGTGAAGATGAGGAAGATTAGTGTTACCCTTGTCGCCGTAATTGAGGAGGTTTCTTGTTGAGTTTGCGTGTTTCTGATAGCTTATCTCTTCCTGGTGAGGCTGCGACGTGGGTTATCACCTATGTTGCGAAGCGTGGCGCTGGCAAGACTTACAATGCTGCTGATCAGGCTGAGGAGATGCTCAAGGCTGGGACTCCGATTGTCGTTTTGGACGGAATGGGAATTTGGTGGGGCCTGCGCGTGGCAAGCGACGGCAAAAGCCCAGGCCTCCCAGTCGTCGTTTTTGGCGGTGAACATCAGGATCTGCCTCTTGTCCCTGAGAAAGCAACGGAGATGGCTAAGGCCGTTGTTGAGTCGAATATTTCTTGTGTGCTGGATCTGAGCGGTTTTTCAAAGTATGCGATGCGCAAGATCGTCATGGATTTTCTTAATGAGTTATATCGGCTTAACCGGGTTGAAAGGCACGTTTTCATCGAGGAGTCTGACATGTTTGCTCCTCAGCGTCCGATCGGTCAGGATGAAGCCTTCTGCTTGTCGGCTGTCGATAATTTCGTGAGAAGAGGCGGAAACCACAACCTCGGATGCACGTTGATTACGCAGCGCAGCGCCGTCCTCAACAAGGATATCCTCACGCAGTCTGATTGCCTCGTTATTCTTCGTACTCTCGCGCCGCAGGACAAGAAGGCTATCCAGGCTTGGGTTGAAGAGCAGACGGATGAAGATAAGGAGAAGCTGAAAGAGTGGTATGATTCGCTTAAGGCCCTGGACAATGGCGAGGCGTGGGTTTGGCACCCGGAGAAGCCGCCGATCTTCAAGAAAGTCAAGTTTAGGCCGAGAGAAACCTTCCATGCTACACGCGAGTTTATCAAAAGCCCACAGGCAAGCAAGATCGTTCTCATGGGCGTGGATGATTTTGTTGAGCGTTTCAAGAAGGTTTTCAAGACAAGCCCTGAGCCTGAGCACAAGGGCGGTGTGCCGGTTGACGCGCAGAAGCTGGCCAAGTTGGAGGAGAAGGTTCTTGCTTTCAGTCAGCAGCTCGAGCAGGACAAGAGCATCATTGAGGCTTACGAGTTTGGCCACAAGATCCCGGAGTGCATTCAGGCGCGGCTCAGGTTTCTTGCTGAGGTTAAGATGGATCTCGAGAAGCGCATAAAAGAGATGGAAAACGCTCTGCATGATTACGATGATCTGCTTTCTGCTCTTCGTCGCGGCCTGCGGGTTCAGAACATTTACGATCAGATCCACAATGCTGAGGAGCGGTTGGCTAAAAAAATACCTGCCACATTACCTATGGATGGGAATATACCTACTTCAGTACCTACTGGAGGACAGCCTCTTGTCGTCACTGAGACAGTTCCGGAGATTCGTGTCAAGGTTGATCGGCCAGTCGTGGAGATCGACGATTCAGGCCACGAGGGCAGGCTAATCTGCTTGGCTAAGGCCGGGTTTTTTGATGAAAAGAGGCGACTCACAGTCATAGCGAAGGAGATTGATCGCGTTTACGCAACTGCGACGGTTCATCATCCGAGCCGGGACCTGAACCCGCCGCTTGAGGCTTTGGTGCGGAAGAAGGTTTTGCAGCGTGAAGAGTCCTCAGGTAGCTTTGAGTATTGGCTGTTTTCTGGGGCGAAGGAGCGAATCAAGGAGGCCTCTTGATGTGTTGGAAGCATGAGTGGGCCATGGCAATAAATAATCTGCAGTATGCTATCGAGCACGTCGGGAAGGCTCAGGATAAGTTGCGTAAGCGCCTTGCCCGGAATAAAATTACTCTACATCGTTTATCCACGAGCAAGAATCATTGTGGTCCTGGAAGTCTTATTCCAGTACAGCGACTTATCGGGAAGAATATTATTGGCATCGAAGAGTGCGAGGTGGTGATCGCTGATCTCCGGTCCAGGCAGGACCAGCTTTTCCGCATGGTTCACGTTTACGGCATTAAACTGTCTGAGAATCCTAAGAGAGTTTACGAGTTGATGGGGAATTACCATATTCCGCGAGTGGTAATGGAAGGAACTCAGGTGATTTTCGAACGGAAGCAGGAGGAGTCTTGATTGATTCTTGTTGTTCGTGAAGGGCGTTGCCCTAAGTGCGGATCCCAAGGGCTATACATCACTCAGGAAGACTGGAAGCCCGTAACGATCAAATGTCGTCACATCCACTCGTGCGGTTGGGAAGCTGATATTCGTCAGTTTTGGCCAAAGAAGGAGGGCTCTTCCTGAACGAGAAGCAGAGATCTCTTTTTCCGGATACGTTGAAAACGTCGGATACGTTGCCGGTGTTGGAGGGCTTGGATCGTTCTGAGGTTGAGCCTTTAGCGTTCAAGATTCTCGGAGAGATAGGGCCTTTCTGTCTTAAGGCCGAGGTTGCGGGGAGCATTCGAAGACGTAGAGGCGTCGTTAATGACGTGGATATCGTGGTTTTGCCTAGGCCTGGCAAGACTGATTCTTGGCTTAGCATCATTAAGACGGTTCGCAGCGGGTTTGACGCTTCTACGGTGAAGCAGGGTGATAAGCTCGCGGTTTTGAACGTGCCCTTCGCTAGCAAGAGCGGCCAGAGCTATGTTCAGGTGGATCTTTACCGTGCTGAGCCGGAGACGTGGGGGATCCTTCTCCTGGTTCGCACTGGCAGCAAGGAGCATAACGTGAAGTTGTGCAACTTGGCAATTAGCAAGGGTTTGAGGCTCAAATACAGTGTGGGGCTCACGGATCAGAGGGGCCTTGTGGTTGCTGGCAGGACTGAGGAAGAGGTTTTTGCTGCTCTTGGTTTGCCCTTTATTCCGCCAAGCGAGAGGGAGGTTCCCGAAACATGATTGAAAAGACACCACTGGTGATCGAGTGTCCCGGTTTCACGTGGAATCGAAGTGGAGGTAATCGTAAGTGTCGACGTTGCCAGGCTCATCCGAAGCAGGCTAACAGTCGCAAGTGTCGGGGAACAAAGGAGTACTGCCCATGACGGCTCTTTCGATTGGAAAGTATATGGAGGCTCACCTGCAGGAGCAGGAGCCTGGGGCTAAGACTCAGAAATGGGCAATAAGGTCTAAGAGCGATGAGTCCATGCTTGGCGTTATCAAGTGGTTTAGGCCTTGGAGACAATACTGCTTTTTCGTGATGGATGTCGCCGTTTTCAGTGCCGGATGTTTCAAGGATCTCACATCTTTTCTTGAAGAACTAAATCGAAAACACAAGCAAGGAAAGTGATCTTGTTTTGGCTGGGTCTCGAGCGAAGTACAAACGTAGATCTTCAAAGTACAAAGTAAAATTTGACACTTGTACTGTTAGGACTTGGATTCTTCCGCTCTTGCGCCGACTCGAGGCCGGGGACTATCCAACTAAGGCAGGCCGCATCATAGGACTATCGCGTCAACATACCTTTTACTACATTCAGAAACTTGAGAAGGCCAAGCTGATCCGGCGTCAGGTTCGTAGTAACGTGGTTTTCTATGAGCTCACTGGTGAAAGTAAAAGGCTGCTCACGTCATGTGAGGGGACGGTCTTCCCTAGCGAACTTTATCGTTTGGATAAGTGCCAGGTTAGTTTTGATGTTTTGGTTGATGGACGGATGCCTACGAATTTTAAGCCTGTGGAGATGGTGAATTGGACGGCGCTGTTAGGCCTTGAGCAGGGTGTGAAGGTGCGTAAGACGACGCGTAGTTGGATTGTGCATGTTGAGGTTATTCGTGGTCGTAGTCCGGTTGAGGTTACTAATTTGGCTTTGAATCTTGCGAATCGTGTTCGTGATGGCCTAGTGAGAAAGTATGGGTGTGTGCTTGGTGAAGGTCGTGTTGTTGCTGCTGAGATCGCGGTTGAGGACCCTATTGCCACGCTCTTCGGCCGGTACTTCACTGTTCGAACGGACAAGAGAAAGATTGATCATAGCTGGAATGTGGGCGAACTTGAGCATTTGCAGAAGGACGCGGTGATCGCTTACCTTCAGATGCCTGAGAAGGTTCAGCTGATCGAGAAGCGTTTGGAGAAGTTGACAGACGTTCTGAGTAAGCTTGTTAATTTGGAGGTTGAGCCTGAGCCGGCTGCTGGCCAGAGGAGTATGAAAGACTATGTCAGCTAGGTTTACGGTGCACACTAGGTTCACTGCGTGCCCTCAGTGCACGGCGTGCGCAGAGGGCTTGTTTTCGTCGGTAGGTCCATGTAGCACCTTGTTTACAAGATATGTTTCTGGGTATGGTAAAAGTCCATGCTTTTCATGTTCATGGTCTTCAATGGTTGCTGTCCTAGACTATGGACGCTCGTTCTTCGCGTGTGTGAACATGCCCATTATGCGGGGGTGCGCGTGACTGTATGGAGTCAGCTGCTGTACCCGTCCAAACCGAGGAAAAAAGGCGTTTGAAGAGGCCTCTGGAGGCTAAAATTGGCCGTGTCAAGTACACTTTGCAGCTGATTAAGGAGATGAAGCGGGATATAGAGGAGCTTAAGTTATCGCAGCGGACTATTCTTGCTGGCTTGAAGGGTTTGTTCAATTTTCAGAAGCCTATGATCCAGCGGATTGCGTGCGGGGATGAGGTCGACGCTGAGATCCTGAACCTGCTTCACGAGGCGGGCGGACAAGGCCTGCTTCCTAAGGATCTGGCTGCACGGTTATCCGCGTATAAGGTTATGCGGCGTCAGGTGAGTCGTCGGATCGTTCGTATGAATCGGCTGCTTGAGAAGGAGCTGGGCGAAAGGCTTGTTGAGAAGCGTGGTTGGCATTGGGCTTTGACGAGTTTTGGTAATGAGGTTTGGGATGAGACGGAGAAGACCGCTGCGCCTTGGAAAGATGGAGAATTACCAGGAGAGAGTGAGTCGGTTGAGGCTTAGGTTCTGGTCTAGGCTTAGCGCGTGGTTTGATGTGTGGCTTATTCTGCGTTCGGCGTGTGCTGGTTGTAACTGGCGTTCTACGCCTCGATGTTGTCTGAGACGGACACAGAAAAAGACCATTCCCTCTTCAAACAGGTTCTCCATTGAAGGGTAAAAACTCGAAGCTTTAGGGTTATTTCTCCTCTTCAAACGGGCCTTGTTGAAGGGACTATGGATAAAAAAGGGTTTAAGAAATAGGGAGGGAGAAAGGGTTTGATGCGTTACGCATCAGGCTAACTTGTTGTTGGTGGGCCTTCGGGTGTGGGCAGGAAGTGTTTTGTGATTATGGTGGCGAAGATCTGTGAGCCTTTCCAGATATACCATGCGATGTAGCCTGTTCCGAGCCATGTCACAACGAATATAGCTACTGACTGTTGTGGCAGACCCGAGTACATGAAGATTGCACCGATACACACCGTTATTATCGCTGTGTAGAGGAAGTGGTCGAGTCTGAATTTTTCGGGTGGTGTCTTGCTTGCGTATCCTGCGAGGCAGGTCAAGAAAGCGATGAAGAAACCTACTGGTGTCGCAATAGCGACGGACCATATCGCGTTGATTGCCTCGACGGGCATTTCAGGCGGGGTTTCTGCTTCTGCTGCGAACGCTGGATACGCGAGCGCGACGGTCAATGCCAAAAGCATAATCACGTATGCTAGTTTTCTTTGCGTGTTTTCACCTCCATCTAGGCTCAGGTTTGGGGCCTGGTTGCCGTGGGGAGAAAGGAGAGAAAGAAGAAGTTTTCCGGCTTCCAGGCCTTCTGCTTGAGCATTTTATCCCAGTTTCAATACAGTTATTTCCGACGTTGTTTTTGTCCTTCGTCTCGGGCTTTTACTGCGGATCTCTTCTTCTGCTTGTGCGAGTTTGTCTGGCCATCCGAGGGCTTTGAGCTCTGTTAGCATCTTATCTAGTTTTGGCAGGTTTTCTTTTGCCGCGTGGTAGCTGACGTAGATTGAAGGAGGATCCATGTCGAGTTCTCTGGCGATTGCGTAGCAGCTTTTTCCCTGGAGGATTAGTTTCAAAACGTCGCACATTTGGGTAGTTATCCGCAGCTGCATCGGGTTAAATGTCGGTTCTTATTCTATTTAACTATTATTAGTAGTTCGATTCAGTAAAGCCAAGTCCTAATAGCGCTTTTTTCCTTTATCCGTCTATATTCTCTGTTATTATGCCAGTTGAAGCCGCGTCTGATGTGCATTCTGCAAAGAGCACGAGATCTATTTCTGAACGCATTCGAAGTATTTTTCATGAGACCGCCTTTTTCGTCACTCAAAATGAGAAGGCTGTGGGTGTTTCTTCTGATGTCAGTTTTAAGATTATGACGATGGTTTATCTGGCTGACCTTGGCGCCAAGGCCAGTATCGACTTTTTGGCAGATCAGGTTGCTGGCCAGGGCTTCTACACGACCATGAACAAGAAGTATCTGGAGAAGAGCGGTGGCAAGACGGCGAAGGAGATTGTTGACGAGTTTTGTGAGCGCGTCGGTTTGGATGAGCGGTTGCAGGAGTCAAGCCGGTATGCTGTGGGTTGGGGAAACGTGTTCTGGTGGGTCGGCAACAGGCGTCGCATTGACTTTTTGAGGGTGATTCCGCTTGCAGTTATCAAGGATCGTGGCTTGAAGTTTGGTGATGAGGGCGAGGTAGAGCAGTTACTGCTTGATTGGGATCGCGCAATAAAGGAGATTCCGGGGCAGGAGCTTATTCACCTCGGCTATAACGTGATGACGGCAAGCCCGCTGGGGATTGGCGTTTTGCACGGTCTCTGCGCGTCCCTTGACCTTGGTAATGGTGAGGTTCGTGGACCCTTTTACGTGATCAAGGGCAAGATTCACGCGGGTATGGCTGATACGATCTACACTTTTGGCGCGCCTAACGAGCTCTGGAGTTTCCCTGGGTTGAACGCGACGAAGTTGAAAGAGGCCCAGAACGAGATCCGCAAGATTGGGCCGCGTGGTCACAGGTTTGTGTTTAATCCGCCTCCGGGTTCTGACGCGAAGATTACTCAGGTTATTGCTGAGCGGATGCGGGGCCTCGATTTCTACGTGGAAACGCTTGAGGACGAGTTTATGCTTGGTCTTGAGACGCCGTTGGCAAAGCTTGTCACCAAAACCGGTTTTACTGAGGCAAGCGCCAACGCTGCCTTGGAGATTGGCGAAAGGCGCGTATTGGGCGTGCAGAGGTTTCTCAAGCGTTGTGTCGAGCGCTATTTGTTTGATCCTGTGGTGGCTGCCGCGGGTTTGGATTCAGCGCAGGCTCAGGTGCGGTTGAATTGGGGCATGCCTGAGAGTCTCGACTACGAAAAACTGTCTCAAATTTTGGGCCAGGTCACTGAATTGTTGAAGGTGAACCCGGCTGTCATCGGAACCCACGAGATCCGCAAGATATTGCGGGATGTGGCCAAGTTGCCATTGGAAGAGGCGGATCCTGAGGTTCCTTCACAGGTATTGAAAATAGAAAAAGAGCTTGGAGAAAAAGCCAATGTTGAAAGATGAGATCAGGAAAGTGTTGGCGACTTATTCTCCGCCCTTGTCTTCGAGCCAAATTGATCAGGCAGCCGAGACGATTGCGGAGATGTCTGCCAAAGAAATGAAATCCCTAAAAACGGAAGGATCAGCTAAATCGCGGAGGTGATAGAGTTGCCGTTTGGAGAATATGAAAGTTACGAAGATTGCGTAGCCAAAAATCAAGATAAGAAGGATCCAGCAGCTTATTGTGGCACCATTCAACACGCCGTCGAGGAAGGTCTTCGTCGAAAACCATTGAAGTTGCAGACGATGAGCCAAGAGCAAATTAAGGCGAAGATTGCAGAGATTTCCGAGCAGGTCAAAGCAAAGCAGGCTATTGCATTTCCAGTGGTAGACCCGCAGATAGCTGCTGATATTGATGCGTTGTGGGTGCAGAAACGTGGTTACGAGGATGCTTTGGCTACGTTGGCGGAAGAGGAAGCATTGGCGTTATCTCAACAGGGTACACAGCAGGGCGTTTTGCCTGTGAAGTTGAGGTTGTTCGCTGAAAGCATCAGGTGTGAGGGGAATAGGGTTTCTGGAGTTGCTCTTCACCCGAAGAGACTCTGGCATCCGGAGGAAGGCCAAGCTCATCTGTTTCTGAAGGAGGAACTTAAGAAGAGCGCGCCAAGCCTGGGCGGCAAGTCTTTTGGAATTGATCACCTGCGTCTGTTGCCTAAGCCGAACATGGTTGAAAAGGCGTGGTATGACGAGCAGGAGAACGGCGTAGCATTCGAAGGCAATGTGGATGACCAAGTTAAAAGGAAGATTAAGGAGGGCGCGTTCAAAGGCCTAAGCATCGAGTTAGACTGGTTTAAGGATGGCGTGATGACGGAGCGCATCGGCGGAGCCGTGGCCCCACGAAACTTTGACTTTACTAGCGTGCACTTCATGTCTCAGTTTCCGCCTGCAGATAAGGAAACCTTCGTGAAGCTGTGGGAAGGCATAATGTTGCCAATCGTGCCGCCGCCCTTTGACGTGCAGATAGATCAACTGCGTCAAGCCTTTGAAGAGCGTGTTCGCTATTTGGAGGGACAGTTTAGCGCCTTAACCCGGGCTGATACGTTCAGTTCGATTCCTCAAGCGCAGGCTGCACCAGTCATAATCATTCTCAAGGAGGCGGAAACCAAAATCGGGCAAGAGCTTACGCGGATGAAAGCGACAATAGATCAGTTGAAGACGCTGAAGGAAGCATATCTTACCCAGAATTTTGCTCAGAATGCTGCAGTTGCTGAGAAGGAGAAGCGTCTCCGTATCAGGGAAGGCGAATTTGACGTTGCGTTGGGGAAGATTGCTGAAAAGCTTGGTGCACAGGGACCTAAAGAAGGGGAGGCTCTTGTGGAAGTGCGGAAGAAGCTCGTGGAGGCGGAAGGTAAGGGTGCGGACTTGGAGAAGCAGATGAAACAAGGCGTCGGCGAAGCCAAACAGAAGTACCTGACGTTGCACAAGGCCATAGTTGAAAGTATCCCGCCGTCGCATGTATGGAAGTGCTGGACTTTCGGGCCAAAAATGATGATCAGTCAGCAGATGCGAGCCCTTGGAATTGCGCCAGACGATAGGCAGTGATCCTAGTCATCGAGTATGACGGAAAGTACGCCAAGACGAATTGGCTGAAATCAAGAAAATTGAGGAGAAGATGAGAAAGTATGGCTGATTTAAGTGGGCGAACCGATTTGGCAGTAGGAGACGTAGCACAGCAGGGCGCGACAGTTGAAGAGTACGAGTGCGAAGCGGCTGTTACGAAAGGTCAAGCCGTATACATGAGTTCTGCAGGCAAAATAACCCCGACGACCGTAGCAGCTGAAATAGCCATTGGAATTGCAACTATGACGAAAGCCATCGGCGAAATGTGTCCGGTGTGCACTCAGGGCAAAATCAAAGTGACGGCTGGCGGCGCAATAGCGCTGTCTGGTTCTGTTCGAGGTTCAACAGCGGGCAAAGTGATTGCGAATCCTTACGCAGCTGACATAACAATGGTGGATAAGGCACTTGGGTACAACGCCTGGACAGCGGCAGCGGCAGACGCAGACCTCATTCTCATAAAGGTGAACCGATAATGCGGGAAATTCCGTTACCAAAATTCCATGAAGGCCTCATGAAGCAGGATCTAGAGTATGCAGCGGATTTTGACAGCATGCTAAGGCACGCTGGCGTCAATCCCTGGATAAACCAGTATGCGAAAATGGGCATGAAAGAAGGAATCTTCAGCGACATGGCTGGCGCGTTGGGAAGTATGCACGACACGGTTGTAGAGGCTGCTAAACCCAAGTTGATCGCAAGAAACATTATTGACGTGCGTTCAACGAAAGAATCGTTGGAACGCTTCGTGAAGGCTAAGAAAAGCGTCGCATACGTTGGTTCTGAAGGCGGCGTGACGAGGTTGTCAGGCGAACGCGATGAGACCGTGGACATCAAAACCAACATCATAATCAAGGATAGCACCAAGTGGACGAAGGAGCTTGCCGAAGATGCCAGCTGGAACGTGTTGAACAGACAACTTGAAGAGCTTGGGCGAAGCGTCGCGGAGAAGGAAACAGAGAAAATAATCGCGTTGTACGAGGCCATTGCAGCGGCTGATCTTGCCGGCGGCGCCGTAATAGCCGGTGGAGCAGCTGTGTTGTCGTGGGCGAAGCTTGTGGAGATGTGGGATGCTGTCTCTGGCGAGGATTTTGAAGCTGACACTATGTTCATGCACAGTAAACAGATGAGTCAACTGTTCACTGCAACCGAGTTCATAAATTCCCAGTACATGCCCTCCAGTGGGTTACAGCTCGGAAGCGGCTTGGTAGGACAAGCGTTGACCATGAACCTGTTTAAGAGTAGCAAGTGCACGAACGGCAAGGTTTTCGCTGTGGATAAAAATCCGGCAGCCGTCATGCTGATTCGAAGAGACATAACGACTGAGACGTTTGAGGATCCGCGCGCGGGCGAGTATGGCGTTGTGGCGACTGAACGCATAGGCTACGGTGTACTGCGAAGCAAAGGAGTTTCAGGCGGCACCAACTTCAAGACAACATTCTAAACTCTAGAAACATAGCGCTCTTTTCTCCCCCTTTTTTTGAGGGTTCGACGGTTGGAAGGATGAAAAACTATGGCTGTTAAGGTAGGTTGCGTTTCTGGCTCGTGTTCTAACTGTGGGAAGGAATTGTCAGCTCCGAGGCCTGCGGACTTGATTGTTTGTGACTGCTGGGAGTACTGTCCCCGCGACCACGGGAACGGTGCGTATGGCTCGAAGATGGAGTCTTACGCGCCTGATCTTACGCCGAGCACATACGGGCCTGTCAAGGTTGTTTCTGGGAATGCCTACGGCGATTTAGAGCACCCTTTGAATATTTTGAGGCGTTGTCCAATATGCAATTATCATAGTTGCTTAAAGCCGGTGGAAGTCAAACTTGGCTGAATTTGAAAGGCGCGGCGAAGCGTTCAAAGCGATTTCGACAGCTTCAGAACTCTTCCTCTTCCTTTCAGGCCTCGTGGATAAGGTAAGCTATGAGTACACGGGCGCCGGCGCGGACAAGGTTGTGGCCAAGAAAAAGTACTGGAAAAATGCGGCTGTTATTTTGGAGTTAACCTTCGGGTATGATGCTGATAAGGATGTGACCTCGAAGGAGAAGACTGGGCCTTGAGCGCTGAAGAATTTCATAAGCATAAGCCTAAGGAGATTAAGCCTCAAGGCGTTGGCAGCACTCTCGACGCTGATAAGGTCGATGGGTTACACGCTAGCGAGCTAGGAGGTGGCGGTGCACACGATATTCTGTCTGCAAGCCACGGAGACACGTTAGCGGCGGCCGTTGTTGCCGGTGACATAATAATTGGCAATGCAACGCCGAAATGGTCGCGACTCGCAAAGGGGATAGATGGGAAAGTCTTGAAACTTGTTTCTGGTCTTCCGGCGTGGGCTGCTCTCGCGGTTGCTGATCTTTCGGACCACACTAAAACAGTTCACGATGCCCTGGCAATTGATCATACGAGCCTTACGAATAAGGGCACGAACACGCATAATTCGATTGACGCTTTCCTAGCCAGCAAAGCAGTCGCTTACGGTCTCTGTGACCTTGATGTTCTTGTTAAGGTTCCTGCCGCACGTATGCCTAGTGCTTCAGTGTCAATCACTAGAACCTTAACTTTCTCTGTTGTTGGAACGTTAGCCGTTTTGGTTTCTGCAGCTCCTGCTCTTTTGGTTGATGGAACGCTAACGATTATCAAGGTCAAAATCGTTGTGAAGACTAAGCCGACGGGAGCCGGAAGTGCGGTGACAGTGGACGTGAATAAGAATGGTACCACGATCTTTACGACTCAAGATGGAAGGCCAAGCATCACCGTGGCAGGAGGATTAGCCATTGACGATAGTTCAACTCCGGACGTGACCGCTCTAGCTGAAAATGACATTCTGACAATCGACGTGGACGCGATAGGTGGAACAGTTGCCGGAGCAGACTTGACGGTTGAAGTGGTCTGCACTCAAGCGGTGACGGTGACGTTCACTTGACCACCGAATATCTTTATGTTGGAAACAAAACCGCAGATAGCGCTCAATGGACTACTCATACAGGTTTAACTCCATACCTCAACAACTCAACAGCAAACTTAATCACCACGTACACGACCGACCAAATAGACAGAAACTTTGATTTCGATGGCACAGCGATAACTGATTTCTCGTACATTAGCAGCATCGGTCTTGACCTTGAAACAATGAGTACAAGCGAACTGGCGGGCGTACATGCGGCTCTGAGTCTTGACGGAACGAATTTCACTGAAAAAGGCACTTTTGGTTTGGACGGAACAAGCACTTGGATTTGGTATCCAACCGGCCCTATCGACGTGACAAGCTTCTTTGCGAGCCTGGCAAACATCAACGCTTGTACCATGCGATGCACAAGTCACAGAAGCGGAGCAAGCGCCAGCATAGGCGTCAGGCGAGCAAGGTTGGAAATAGTTTACACTATACCTTCTGGTGGAAATCCGAATAGCGTTCAAATCATGGCTCACCGTAGGGAGCCGAAGCTTGAGCCGCGTAGAATGCCAAGGTGTCAGCCACGAAACCTGAATATTCCTCAATTTGTGCGGAGGTTTTAGGCTTGAAGAGGCGTGTGGTTGCGACTGTGAGCGCCGTGTTCTATCTTGAGTTGGAGAGGGTTCACGATCTTGAGATTGCTCGGGCTAGGATTGGTGACCGTGAGGAGCCGTGTTGGAGCAATACGGTTGAGATGCTTTTGCGTAAGGGCGTCAAGGCGTATAAATCCGCTGCTTCTTTTGAGAAATGACCAGAATTTTAGTGCATGCCGTGCAATTAGCCTTTAAAAGGGCTTGTTTCTCATAAATGATTATGTTATCTGTTCCTCCCGACCTGTTTGAAGCCTTAAGTCAATCTCATGTACCTCCGCGCTATCATGAGTATAATACGTTACTTCAGCGCCTTTGCGGTTTTTCTCAAGTTTTGAAGTATGGCAAAATCATGCCCTTGTGGCATGACGACTTTGTTACTGCGAAGGGCTGGGCTATTATGAAAGAGGGTGGCGGTGCGCCTGAAGGCACAGCAGAAGTGGATACTGCAAGTGAAGGGTTATGGAATGGTAAACAATGCTTAAAATGCACGGTCACAGCCGCCGCAAGCAAATCAGTCGAGTTGAACAAGCGGTTTTGGAAGCTGCCAAGCCCGAAAGTGGGTATTGCTGGCATGTTAAGCCTCGGCACAATAGTGAATCTTGCTCAAGCACAATTCTTCATGGAGTATTTTCCGACCACAACAACGCGGACTATAAGCCCTGTGACTTATTGGGGCACGACTACACCTAAAAAGTGGACTTGGCGAGACGCCACAATTGAAAACACAATTTTGGAAATTGATATGCAATCAGAAGCTGACCAAAACGTTTATGGTTCTGCTGCACCTAAAAACTGGGTGCCTTTTCTGCTTGTAGTAGACTTTACCAAAGCATACTTGGATGAAGCTCCTGAATATATTTGCGTTGGAGTCGGAGATACTTTTCTCGACTTGCGCGGTAAGGTTGGGAGACGTTACACGGGCGAGACTCGCAAGGCCAATCAGGGCTGGTGGGGCTTCACGCAAAGCACTGGCGTAGGCGTAACGGCTGTCAATAATAGTTGGTCTGACTTGTTCGGCTTCTGCATTCTGTAAGTAAGCAGGAGCGCAAATCAGAGAAAATAGCGTTGCATAGTAGTGCATTGCGTGCAATTCGGCTTATTTGTGCCGCTTTTCAAAGTTCAAGCATAGCGAAGGTTATGTTTGATTGTTTGAGCTTGAAACAGCTAAATTTCTAGGCGTCTTGCTTGGCGTGTTTCTGCGGACTTGGTTGCCTGCTCGTCGTAAAGCGAAGGCTGCTGAGGTTTTGGGAAAGGATTTCGTGTGGCGGAAGGTCTTTCTCAAGACAGCGCTTGTCAGCTTTTGCGTTGCCTTCTTCTCCGCGTTGCTGTTGATTCCTTCGGTTGCTCCAGGCGAGCCCGTGAGCCTTTTTGTGGGTTTCGGGTTGGCTTTCGGCGTCGGGTTTGGCGCGAATGGGGCTTCAAACGAGGTGTATAGCCTGTTTTTCGATGTGAATGGAGGTGAGCAGCTTGGCCCGGCCTAAGCTTCTTTCTCTTCTCGCTATCCTGCTTTTGGTTCTTTCTTCGTTTGCCGCCATCAAGATTGCTTCCGGTGTTTCTCTTCCCTTCAGTGACGGTTTTGAGTCTGGAACTTTCAGCGGCTGGACGGGGACAAGCATAGGATCTGGCTGCTCTGCTGCTATTCAATCTTCGATTGTGAGGACGGATGCTTACGCGGCTAACGTGACTTCTCCTGCGGGTAGCACGACGACAATGTTTTATGCGAGCTTCACGGGTGTGGGCACGGTTTTTGCTAGGGGTTATGTGCGTTTTCCAAATCTGTCGGCGTTGGGCGATAATGATGATCGTGTTGCGCTGGTCTGGCTTGCCGGCGGGGGAAACAAGGGTGTTCTAGGCATTAGAAATGTGTCCGGGGTGATCAGATGGTATCTCTCGGGCTACACGGGGACTGCCTGGACCTATTATTCGAATCCGACGTTGACTGTTGCTGTTGATACTTGGTATTGTCTTGAGTTTAAAATTGCGGTTGGCGCTGGCACTGGTGAAAGTCGAGCTTGGGTGGACGGTTCAGACATCGGCGCTTTGACAGGTCTGAATAACACTTTGGATTCGGCGACTATCGGGATTGCTCGTTTCGGGAATTACCTTGTTTCAATAAATAGCGTTTTCACAAGTTTGTGGGATGATTGTACGGTTCAAACTAGCTATATTGGGCCTGATGGCGAGCAGCCGCCGCCTACGGGCACCTGGGTGTTTGTGCGGAATCCTGCTGCGAATCAGACTGAGATCCGGAGGGTTGAGTTTGCGCTGGGAAATCAAAGCATTCCTTTCGTGTTTTTGGCTCCTGCTGACGTCACGAATTATGCTTCGATCAGCAGCTATGCGGGTTTGATTCTTTGCACCTATGGCTCTACCGCGTATAATCAGACGGCGGTTTGGGAGTTTGCCAAGGCGAAACAGGTGATCTGCGACGTAGCTGACGCCGCTCAGCTCAATAATTTGGATACTCCTGATCTGGACCTGAAACTGACTGGCGTCACGACTTTCGTTGCGGATCTGGGCTGGTTCAAAAATGGCGATGTGGTTCCCTTCAATGGGGACGGCAAAGACGCGAGCACATACCTTACCTGCGTTAGCATCACAAAGCTTACGAGCCTGGGCAATGTCACGGTGATTAGCCGTTTCGATGCTAGCTGGGCACACCTATGGCGTGAGACAGACGGCGGATCCACGGCCTACGAGGGCTTATGGGTTACAGATTTCACCGGGTTCAGCAGCAAGACTGAGTGGGCTGGCATCTGGATTTTCCTAGACGTTTTAGACAAGACCGTGACTTTGAAGCTGGGCTCAGCCGTTAAATGGATGGGCACTGGAACCGCGCACAGATCCTTGGCGGTGTGGATGACTTGGTGGCAAGACTTCAAGGCCGCGCATCCTCTCTGGGTTTTCGGCTGGAATAAGACTGGATCCTCAGTTGACGTAAGGGACATAAACTATACGATCATCGGTAACGGCAGCCGCTATGTGATTTGGAGTGCTGGCATTCATGGGAACGAGAAGCTTCCTGTGGCTGCGATCGCGCGTGCGGTTGAGCTGGTTGTGGCTGATGCTGAAGCTGGCGGCTACTGGAGTCACCGTCTTCAGGACATTACGCTTATCGTTGTGCCGATCATCAACCCGGATGGTTACTATGATAATCACCGTGAAAACCAGAATGCCTACGACTTGAACCGCCAGTTTCCGCCGGGCGGAGTGACGACTCAGCCTGAGGCTTGGGCGATGCGGAACTTGACGGATCTTTACAAGCCGGATATTGCTTTTGACTTGCATGAGGGTGGCTCGAGTGAACCTAATGATTGGGTTTACCCGGGGCAGATGACTGATTCAGTGCTTAGTGTCAGGACTTTTACGCTTTCCGCTTTGGCTCAGGCGAAGGCGGAGTTTGCGCTTTTGGGACATTGGGGCTTGTTCACGGATGGCGGCGTCAGCGTTGACATCGGCAAAATAAGGAATATTGAGCAGAGCGGGATCACGTCGATGTTCGTGTCTTGGAATGCTTACACGTATCAGGCCATGAGCACCCTGTACGAGAGCATCGTAGGCCTATCCAATGCTTATGCGGCCCGGCAGATGTGCTACGCCACAGAATATTATACGCACGCGTTGATGTATTCGACTCAGCATCTTGCGAAGAACCTGAATGACTCGTTTGCGGTTTACTCTTCCGCCAGGGTCGCGAGTTTGGCTTGGTCTGCTGTTTCAAACAAGACAACTATACTTCTGAATAGCACCGGGTTAGCGTCAACCATTACTGGGGTTGATGTGGGGTCGAGGAGCAAGCCGCTGCTGGTCTACGTGGACAGCGTTAACAAGACGGAAGGTTCAGGCTGGAGCTGGAGTTCAAGCACGGGCACAGTCACGATTCCAAACGCGACTAACATTATTGAGATTAGCTGGGTGGGTGAGCCTCCGCCGCCTCCTCCTGGAGACATTCTTACGAGCCCGTATGTCACGGTTCCATTGGCGGCTTTCGTGATCACCGGCATCGGGGTGATCGCGTATGCTGGCTATCGCAAGAGCGTGAAGAGCAAGAAGCGTGAGGTGAGCTGATGCGTTTCGCCCAGATCACCGGCGTGATGCAGAAGATCAGCGACGTCGCGTTCTCGCTTTTGCCGCATGTTGGTCTGCCTGCTTTTGCTGTGTCTGGCAGCGAGGATGATGAGCTTTACGAGTGGTGGGCTAAGGTGAAGCTTGTCGACTGCGACACCGCGGGGCTCGTTGCTAGTTTTCTTGAGGATGCGGATTATAAGCAGAGTTATGTTGAGTTTAGGCTGGATTTTGGCAACCAAAAGTTAGGCCTCTACTTGATGATCGAGACTGAGGAGGATGTGCCTAAGGAGGTTTTGCAGCGTGCTTGGAAGGTTGAGCAGAACGTGGAGTACCTGCTTTGTCTCCGCATAAACAAGGATGCTGACGGCGACTATTACGCGCAGTGCTTCTTGGACGGCGCAGAGGTCTTCAAGTTTGACTATCTTGGCGCGAAGTTTTGGACGGGCCTTGCCGGCGCAAGGGTTGAAGGACCAAACGACACGCGTGCTGAGTTTAGCGACTGTTTCAAGGGCGATTTCGGCAGCTATGATTTTGTTGCGGAGTTGTTGAAGGTTACGAAGTTGACTACTCAGAGCATAAGTTTTGAGGATGCTTGGGTGTTGATTGGTAAGGCGATTTCTACGGTTGAAAGCGAGCTTAACGTGGGTCTCGATTTTCTGACGCTCTCGGGCGATTATCGGTTGCTTGTTGAGGCTTTGGCTGGCCTCCGGTTTCTTGCGTACGTTAGCGGCGGCGCTTCTACGGGCTTCAGTTTCACGCTTGGCCCATTGTCTGTGACTCCTCAGAATACGGCGTCAGATCTTTCGGGGATTGCGGAGCAGCTGCAGGCTGAGGTGGATCGGCTGGTTGCGAAGCTTACGGCGACTACGGGCGATTTTAGGGCGGTGTCCGATTAGTGGGAAAGTTTGAGAGTATCCTGCAGACGCACGGCGTAAATGTGACGTGGCGCCAGAGAAACGTGGATGGCACGTTGACGAGCAAGGGCACGATCAAGGTGATTGTTGAGCCTTCAGGCGTCAGTGAACTGCTTTTGGATGCTGGTGTTGGCGAGAAGAGGCTGCAGCAGATCTACACGACTTCTCCCTTGGCGCATCTGGATCAACTCATAATCGGGGCTCAGACGTGGGAGTGTTGCCCGATTCAAAAGTTTGAGGCTGCCGGGATCGGCGAGCTATACTATACGGGAATGATTAGGCTGGTGTATGGCTAAATGAGTTTTGAAGATCCTGAAGAAACCTTGAAGACGATTCTTGCGGACGTCGCGTTGAAGATGGATAACGCTACCGCTATACCGCCGGAAAAGGTGCTTATTGGCGGCGAGTTTGAAGAGAAGCTTCTCTCCAACTACTTTGCTGTTCTGACTGTAGGCCTTGGCGATGGCGGTGACGAGCATATTATTAATGCTACTTTTCAGCGGCATGTGGTTGAGGTTTACACGGTCAAATGCTTCACGAAGGATGCTGAGGGCTTGTCTGCGCGTCGGCTGCTTTGGGATATGATCTGCGGGGTTAAACAAGTCATAGGGGCTCGTTCGAAGTCTCCTGGAGGAATCCTTAAGCAAATTAGTGTCATTGGCGTGAAGAAGTCGGTTCGCGTTGAGCCTACGCCGAGGCTTTATGCGGCTGAGGTCCGGGTTAAAACGCACAGGTTTCCGAAGGTGGAGGAGCCGTAGATGTCGACGCCTACTTACCCGTTTGTTGGATCTAAATCCAGGGCCTATTATAAGCTGGAGAACACGTTTGGCACTTTTGACGCTGCGGCTATATGCTATAGTTTGCCTTGGACGAGTATTGAGCCTAGCAAGACTCCTAATCTTCTTGCTGTGAAGACAGTTGGCAGCGACCAATATAATGCGCTTAAGCGGGGAATGCGGCGCGGCGACGTTAAGCTTGCTTGGGCGTTGCCTTCAGAAGCGGCGATCCTAATTAAAGAATGCTGGGATCTTTATGCTCTCGATCTTGAGTTGCTTTACCATGATGATACCTGGGCTTATCCCTCGAATCTTGTGAGTTTGCTTTTCACTGGCTGCCGGTGCAACCACATGAGCGTTGAGGCGGAGGCAAGTGACCGGGATGATGAGGCTATGCTGATTCGGGCTGCAGCTGATTTTATTGCGCAGAAGCTTACGACGGCTGTGGCGAAGCAGACAAGCGGAACATACAGTGATACGTTTGCGACGGCGAGTAAGGCGTTTCACGATGGCTACATAAAGATGGATGGCGCCGCAATGACTGAGTGCGTTGCCTGGCGCGTGGACTTCAATTTTAATCTTAAGCCTGTGCCTGTGATTCGGGCCGCGGATGGCGATTTGATGAAGTACCTGCAGAGTCGCAGGAAAGAGGTTTCTGCTGATCTGAGTTTCGACTTTGAGAGCAAGGCACGTTTTGATGACGTGGTGAATGATACGGCTAGGACTTGGGAGATTGGCCTGGGCTCAGCCGGACACTATGTCACGTTGACGGATGCGAAGGCGAGTCTGGTTAGCGTTCCAACAAAGGCTGACGATGTTCTGTCGTGCAAGGTGAAGCTGATTCCGTTGAGTGTGGATGTTGCGAGGCCTTATTGATGAGGAAAATAAGTGTTGAAGTTGACGACAAGTACGGATCCGAGTACAGGGGCAAGTACGTTCTCCGTGAGCTTAGCTGGGCGAAGAAGAGCCGTATCGCTGAAACGTACATGAAGATCAACACGCAGACGGGCGAGGTTCTCAAGAGCGACTATGTTGCGATTCAAGCTGAAACCTTGTACGCGGCGATTGTTGCTCAACCTGAGACGAAGCCCTTAACGATTGCGAAGCTGCTGGACGAGGAGAACGGGGTTCCTGACGGTCTCTTCAAGCTTTTCCAAAAGGCTTCGAACAGCATTAACGGCGTGGATCCTGAGGAGGCACGTTTTTTGTTGACGCAGTTAGGCGAGGAAGACCTCACCCGGCTGTTACAGAGTTTAGGCTTTGCAAAGAGTTTGGTTGTCTCCCCAGCAGGCTCGGACGTGAAGGCGCCGGAAAGATCGAACGTTTCCTCTTGATCATGGGTGAGTTGGATCGGGAGGCGTTGGTAGAACAGAAAAAGGCGGAGGCTGCAGGAAAATCTCACTGAAGTATAGTTTCGAAGTCAGCGGTGTGGAAGAGTTCACGCTTGCTATGGACGTTTTCAGCGAAGAGATTCGCAGCCAGATTCGCGAGGTTTTTCATGAGTTGGGAGCGAATATTAAGGAGTTTGCCCGGGCCATTGTTCCAGTGAGGACAGGATACCTTCAAAGCACGATCTACTATCGCACGGCTGAGTGGGAGATCATAGTTGGCGCCAGAGCCCTCTATGCGGGTTATGTTGAGTATGGTACGCGATATATGGCTCCGCAGCCGTATCTTGGGCCTGCCTTCGATTTCTACGAGCCTCAGGTGGTTGCCTTGATGGTTTTTGCGATTGAAGAGGCGAAGCTGGTGGCAGGCCTATGAGTTCAAAAGAGATCTGGGTAAACATTAAAGCGCGTGACGAAGCGAGCGGAGCGATCCGCGCTATTGCCAGGGATATTAGTCAGCTTGGGATGGCTGCAATTGGCATTGCGCATCTTGGCCAGCAGTTTGGGTTTTTGAATAAGGAGACAGCGAATATGATAGCTACGTTTGGAAGCGTCTTCACAGTTGCCGGCTCGTTGATGCGAGGGTTCGATGCGCTCAGCCACATAACACAAGTAACCACTATTATCACTTGGCTTTACAATTCGAGTTTGGCCATGCAGGTGGGTCTTGCGACGGCTGGCGTGGGCGTTGTTATCGCGCTGGCTGCGTATATGGGCTATCTTGCGATGGCGACTAATCAGGCGACGGATGCGAATAATAGGTTCAACGATAGTGTCGTCACGTCTAGCCGGGCAGTTACCAGGGCTGAATCTGGTGATATGTTGAGGCGTGGTAACGAGACGCCTTAGGAGCCTGTGAAGATGTCGTACAAAACCAGGGATCAAATGACTGCTGCTTGGGATGCTCTGGCCACGAGTTACCCGAGCGTGTGTTCAAGCGAAGTTATAGGCAAGAGCGTTGAGAACAGAGATCTTAAGCTCTTCAAAATTGGGAATCCTCTTGGTGGTCGTTTTGCGATAGTGGCTAACATTCACGGCGAAGAAAAGGCTAATGTTGAAATTACGTATCTTTTTGCGTCTTGGCTTATCACGAGCGCAGATGCTGAAGCGGTGAGGATTCGAGAGCGGAATCTTGTTCTGATAGTGCCTATGTTGTGTATTGACGAGTATAATGTTCAGAGTCCTAACCATGCAGGGACAAACCTGAACTTCAACTTCGATTATGATTGGGGAACCGGCGGCTCAGGAACGCCCGGAAACTGGCAGTACCGAGGGCCTTATGCTCTCAGCGAGCCGGAGTCAATAGCGTGCAAAAACTTCTTCAAACAATGGATGCCTAGAAACATAATCTTCACGCATGACGGCGGAAGTGGCTATAATTGTTGGATAGAAGCGGCGATGGACGCCGTCGACCTTGAGCATTGCAGAAGAATATATCACCGTTACCAGAAAAGAGCGCTTGAAGGAGAACGTGCGGCATATGCAAAACAAGAGACTTCAGACAGTGGCAACCCGAAGCCATGTGCCTACTTCCATAACAACCATAAAATCTTGGCGTGGACTGTTGAATGCTGTACGCATGACCCGGACTTCAGTACAATCGAGCCGACGCATTACCCGAACGTGAAACCTTTACTGTTGGCATTAGCTGAGGCGAGCGAGTTAGCCGCGGATCCGCAGGAGGATCCTGCTGTCGAGTTGACGTTTGGCTCTGTTGAGCCGGCGGATTCGGAGGTTGCGTATGCTCAGGCTGTGCTTGGCTGCACGGAGGAGATGTCTAGTTTCTCGGCGTTGCTGCAAAACTGGGATGAAAAGTACAGTCCGGGCGGGACGTATCCGATTACGAAGGGTTTGGCTGCGACGGTGAAGATTGGCAGAGGCAACGTGGTTCCTCAGCTGCTGACCGGGCGCGTTGAGCTCGTGCGGGGAATCGAGGACGCAGACGGTAGACATTACCTTAGTTTGTGGGGTCGTTCGACGTATGAGCATCTTTTGCGTAGGGTAGTTGCGAGAACGTATGTGAACATTCGGGCTGAGCTTCTGGTTGAAGATATCCTGGAGACTTTCACGGATCTGGAGCACCTGATAGCTGATGCGGACGATGATACTCCGGCTTTCAGCGCCTGCACCGAAGTAGACCCTAATGGCCATATCACAAAAACAGATCATAGACTCTACCTTTCCGGACTGGCCAGGAATGAGGATGCTTATGTTTACAAGGATTTCGGAGTAGACGGAATAACCGACTTCGAGTTTTGGCTAGATATTCGAGGAAAAGGCGGGTCAGTTTATGGCGCGTCCTGTTTCGGCTCTTGTGGGGTTGATTTGGATGATTTCTATGGGTGGGTAACTGGAAATCATGCAGCAGTAACCATCATTCTTTACAACGATAATAGCAGTCCAATGAAGCAAGTCGTGAAAATTCAAGAGGCTTACGGTGGCTCAGTTTACGATAGTGCGACAAAATCTTTCGCTCTTGGTCAAGTCCTTTTCTGTATTTTCAGAAAAATCGGAGCGATGGCTTGGCTTGAAATCTACGATGACGCGGAAAGGACTCGGATAAACGAGATTCTCACATTGAATCTGCAACAGTATCATAGCTTCAGATATTTCATGCCGTGCCAAAGCTACAATAACGCGAGCAGCACAACCTTCAACGGCTACGTTAGCCAAGCGTCGCTGGTTGAGCCTTCGGACACGTCTTTTGCCAGGCTGGACTACGATGATGTTGTGGCGAATGATATTCTGAAGATGGCTGCGAAGAATGCTGATCGGGACGGAGTGATAGGATTCGAGATTAGAACGAATCCGGATGGTAAGTTCGCGTTTTTCCCAGTTGGCAAGAAGATTGTCGCGGACGTCGATATTACTGAGATTCTTGAGAGAGCCGAATGGGAAGACGACATTACGCGGATACGTAATAAGGTTAGGATTCGTGGTGCGCCGACTGCGTATATGCCTCGCAACCGTGACCGGTGGACTGAGCCTGTGGATGCCAGCGATCCTCCTGCTCATTGGGTTAAGGCCGGCTCCATTGCGTATAGTCTCGTTCGCTCGTCGGCGTGGAAGAAGCTGGGCTCATATAGCATCAAATTTGAGACTGTGGATGCGATGGGCCCCGAAGGTTATCTTGAAGGCTACCTAAAACTAAGCGACGAAGCCGGCGTAGAGAGAGCCTTTCGCCTAGATAGCGAGAAGGTACTTATCATCTGGGTGAACTGTCCGACTCCGCTTTATCCCTTGACGAGGATCACTGAGTACCGGCTCTGTTCAGACTTGGATAACTACTTCTACCTTTCACACGAGCCGACCCCATATAATGGGGAAGGCATGAAACTTGTCCTCGGAAAATCTAATGAGTATTCAACTGAAAACCCGACTGGAATATGGAATACGTACGGCTCCCCTGATTGGCATAGCATAAAATACCTCTACTTCAAAGTTCCCTTCCACGGATATCCTGATTATGTACAGTGGTGTTTAGACGCTATTTTCTTCGATAGAGACCGGTGGGAAAACATGCAGGAGGATGGTGATAGCCAGAGCGCGTATGGTCTCAGGGAATATAGTGACATCGACGAGGAGCTGATAAGCGACGAGGAATGCACGTTGAGAGCTAAAGCGGTGCTTGCTTGGTTGAAGGATTCTGCTCAGAGAACCAAAACGGAGAGCGAGGTTCTGGTTTACGTTGATAAGCCAATTCTCGGCGGAGACGCTGCGCATCATCACATTCCCAATCTGAACGTCGACGGAGATTTCCGAGTTAACCAAATTGTGTACGAAGCTTTTGGAGATCCTCAGAAAGTTCTCAGGGTGACCTTTTCTCTTGGAAAAGAGCCTACGCTGATGGCGGATTGGCTTTACGGCTTGAGCAGGTCTCTTCAGATTCAAGGTACTGGAAAAAGGGGGCCTACTCCGTAACCTGTCGCAAGGCCTGTTTTGCTTTGAGTATCTCATCTTTGAAGGTGTTTAGTTTTTCGTCTGTTTGCCAGTTGAAGCGGATTAGCACTTCGCCGGCCGCCAAGGTTGCTTTAAGGGCCTTCTCGATTTTCAACCATGAAACAATTTCAAGGTTCTGTATATCTTTGAGGGCTATATTTGTGTCTTCTGGGGTTGGCGTAAGCAATGCTCCAAGTCCTACAGACCAGATGACACAAATATAGCCC